GACGAAGTATTTGCAAACGTAACTGTATCTGCTGATGGTTGTATTATATATAACACTGCAAACAGTAACTCTGCTATCTGTGTCATTGACTTTGGTGGTACAGTATCTGCTACTGCAGGTGATTTAACTATAGAGTTCCCAACTGCTGACGCATCAAACGCTATTGTACGTATAGCTTAAAAGGTCTGTAGATGGCTACTGTATCTGCGTTATATGGAAGTGGTATATATGGTTCATCTGAGTATGGTGAAATCAATGTTACTGCTAGTGTTACTGGAGTCAGTGCAACTGCTCTTACTCGTACTTTACATATAAATGCTTTTGAAGTAGACATTACAGAACCTTTATATGGTCCTGATGCTCTTACTGTTTCAACAAATACAACTACCGTTAATATAGCAGAAAAAGTTTCAGGTGTCGTAGGAACATTTACCCTTAACGCAGCAGGACTTGATATTAGGTCTATTAACCGTGTTCCTGTAACAGGTTCGCCTATGACAGGTACTATTGGTACGTTAAGTCCTAATGTGGATGAACCAATTGCTACAGGTGTTCAAGGTACTACAGCACTAGGTACTACTCAAGTTAATATTGCTGAAAAAGTATCAGGTGTATCTGCAACAGGTGGTGTAGGTTCTTTAGAACATAGTAATACTGTAACACCTACAGGTGTTGAAGGTGTAGGTCAGATTGGCGAAGTAGAAGACCAACCACTAGAACGAATAGCAACAGGTGTATTTGCAACAGGTGCTATAGGTACAGTAGCACTTAGCAACAGCTTTACAGTAACAGGTGTTGTAGGAACATTTTCAATAGGAACAATAACAGCAACAGGAGTAATATTTAACTTCGTTGCAAATGACTACGACAGAAAAAGAGTTGTATACGTACCAAGACAAGATACAGTGGCTGAACGAAGAGTTGCTGCATAGGAGAATTTAATGTCATTTCGTTGGACAACAAAAGACCCAGATGAAAGTTTAGACTACAGTATTGATTGGTCTAGATTTTTAGATACCGCTACAATATCTTCTGTTACATGGTCAGTTCAAACACCTGAAATAGGTAAAACAACATTAGGAGCAGGACAAACCTTGACAACTGCGTCATCTAATGCTATAATTGACAGTATACAAAATATAGCTCAAACAAACACAAATACAGTAGCTACTATTAATCTAGGTGGTGGTGTGCTTAACCGTGAATATATCTTTACCTGTAACATAGTGGACAGTACAGGCAGTCAAGCTGAAAGAACTGTTAAGATGCGAATAAGGGAAAATTAATGGCTTATAATTATTTAGAACTTGTCAATCAAGTAAATCGCAGATTAAATGAAACAGAATTAACATCAGGTAACTTTGCTAGTGCTACAGGTTTTTACGCTCAAGTAAAAGATGCAATAAATGCATCTCTTCGTGACATTAACCAACATGAATTTAATTGGCCCTTTAATCATGTAGAACAAGAAGATGTTTTATCTGCTAACGTAACAAGATACTCATTTCCCATAGATGCAAAGCTATTAGACTTTGATAGCTTTAGAATAAAAGAAAGTACAGCACTAGGTAATGCGACAACAAAACTAGGCATTATAACTTATGAAGAATATTTAGATAAGTATGTAGACCAAGAATATAATACTAATGGCAGAAGTGGTGTACCGCAAATGGTGGCACATGGACCTGCTCTAGAATACATACTTACACCTGAACCAGATAAAGCATATACACTTGTATATGAATATTATCGTGCTCCTGTAGACTTAATTTTATACGATGACGTTCCTGCTGTTCCTGAAAGATTTAAACATATTATTGTTGATGGTGCAATGCACTATGCTTATTTATTCCGTGGTAATTCACAAGACGCAATGGTAGCTAAACAAAAGTTTGATGAAGGCATAAAGAATATGCGTATTGTATTAATTAACAGAACATATTACTTACGTTCTACAATGATTCCACAGAACACAGGTGGTGGTAGAATGGGATTTTCTAGGTCTGTTATCTAATGGCAGACACATGGCAAACCCATTCATTTGAATTTAAAGGTGGCTTGATAACAAACCTTTCTCCTTATCAGCAAGGATTTCAAGCACCCGGTTCAGCACGTATACTGCGTAACTTTGAGCCTTCTATATTTGGTGGTTACACAAGAGTAGAAGGATATGAAAAGTTTGATACAGCCACTGTACCCAATACAGGTGTTATCAGAGGTATACAGCGTTATGGTGGATTTGTATATGTTGTAAGAGGGGATGACCTATTTAGGTCTGAAGGGTCAGGATGGACACAGATAAGTGACAATGCAACTTATGGTAGTGCAGGTGTTACAATTGGTGGGTCAGGCAAGGTAAGATTTTTAAAGTATGACTTGGATGGTACGGAAAAAATTATGCTTGTTGATGGAACAGGCAAACCTTATAGATTTGATGGAACTACATTTGAACAGCTAACTTCTTATTCCTCAGATGCTTCTGGCTCAAGTTTTATAGTAAATTTTAAAAACCATATATTTTTAGGCAATGGTAAAAACTTAGTTTATGGTGCACCTTATCAAGATAGCGACTTATCAATTGCCCTTGGTGGTGGTACATTTTATATAGGAGATACGATTACAGGCTTAACTGTTTTCCGTGAACAATTAATTGTATTTAGTGAAAGTAGTATAAATGTACTTAATGGAGATAGTGTAGCTGACTTTATATTGCAACCTGTGTCTCGTGACTTAGGTTGTGTAGCTGAGGATACCATTCAAGAAATAGGTGGTGATGTTATATTTTTAGGACCAGATGGTCTAAGATTATTCTCAGCCACAGATAGAATTGGTGACTTTAGTCTTGCGTCTGTATCAAAAACTATACAGGTTGAAATATTGGATTTAATAAGCAGTAGTCCTAATGGTTTTTCAAGTACAGTTATTCGTGAGAAAAGTCAATATAGAATATTTGGATATAATACAGGATATTCAAATGACTCAGCAAAAGCTATTGCAGCAACTCAATTAGAAAGTGGATTAGCTTTTAATGACTTGCGTGGCTTTAATGCTTTTGTAACTTATAGTGAATATGATGGTTTTGCAGAACGTATTTACTTTGGTGCTACTGATGGTTATCTCTATCAGATGGAACAAGGTAATACATTTGCTGGAACAGATATTCCTGCTACATTTGCTACTCCTTTTATTGCATTAGGAGACCCAAATGTTAGAAAGACAATATATAAGGGCACAACATATTTAGATGTAAATGGTGCTTTTGACCTTGAGTTTTCTCTCAAGTTTGATTTTGACCAACCAGACAGTGTTCAACCTGATTCAATACTGTCAAGTGATGCTGGAGCAACAGTAACATATGGTTCAGGTATATATGGAACATCTTTATATGGAGTTAAACAAAAAGCTATATATGATGTACAAACAATAGGTTCAGGATTTACAGTGTCAATATTATATGAAACAACAGGAACTAACACAGACGCTGTGTTTACTATAGATGCTGCAACATTGCAGTATATTACTAACGCTAGGAGATAACTAAATGGCAGGTTATACACGAAATGATACACCTAACAACATAGCTGACGGTAACGTCATCAATGCTTCAGACCTTGATGGAGAGTTTGATGCGATACAAACTGCCTTTGGTACAGGTGGACACACACATGATGGTACAGCAGGTAACGGACCACAGATAGGTACAGGCGGTATAGCCAACGATGCTGTCACACTTGGAACTAAAACATCAGGTAACTATGTAGCCGCAGGTGCAGTTAGTGGTGTAGGTTTGTCAGGTTCAGCTAGTGCTGAAGGTGCTACATTTACTGTCGCATCAAATGCTACAGATGCTAACACAGCAAGTACAATCGTTGCTCGTGATGCTAGTGGTAACTTTAATGCAGGTACAATTACTGCTTCACTAACAGGTAATGCGGATACTGCCACTGCCCTTCAAACAGCACGTACTATCGCAGGTCAAACTTTTGATGGCACAGCAAATATTACCATTGCTTCAACTGATTTGTCTGATGGTGGTTCATTTATACAAGGTGATGTGGCAGCTACCAAGACATCAGGTGATTTCACTTTTAATGATAACATAAAGGCTACTTTTGGTACAAGTAATGATTTGCAAATATTTCATACTGGTAGTATTTCAGTAATTGCTGATACTTATGACTCCGCCAATCTTATTTTATCTAGTAGTGGCTTTACGTTTATGAATAGTGGTCAGACTGAGGTTTTGATGTCTGCTGTACAAAATGGTGCAGTAACACTTTACTATGACAACGTATCTAAACTAACTACTACCAGTAGCGGTGTAACTATTTCAGGTTATTTAACTACTGACCGATTGTCTTTAGGTGATGGTGAATATGCTTATTTTGGTAATAGTAATGACTTACGTATTTTTCATAATGGTTTAAATTCATATATAGAAGATACTGGAACAGGTGATTTATATATTCGTGGTAGTGATGATATATTTATACAATCATATCCCGGAGAAAATGCAATTACTGTTAATTCTAATGCCTCAGTTGACTTATATTATAATGGTGTACTAAAGTTATCAACATTAAGTAATGGTGTGGATATAACAGGTAGTATTTATGTAGATGACTATATTTTTCATAGAGGTGATACAAATACATATTTACAATTTCATGCCAGTGACCAGTTTAGAATTACTACTGGTGGCACGGAAATGCTTGAGGTTAATAATGATTATATTCTTCTTGGTTCTAATACTGTAGGTAAGGTACATACTGATACCTCTCAAGCAGGAAGTCAGACACCAAGTTTTTATGTATATAATAGCTTTGTGTGGACACTAACAGGCAATCTTACATTGAACAACCCTTCAACTGAAGTTACAGGTATGTCAGGTGTATTTATTTTTATTCAAGGCGGAAGTGGTGGTTACACTATATCACTAGGCACAGATTATGAAACAACAGATGGTCAAGGGTTGACATTATCAACTGCAGCCGGTTCAGTAGATATTGTACCTTACTTTGTACAATCTAGTGGTAACATTCTACTTGGAACACCACAATTAGCATTTAGTTAATAAAGGAAAAGTATGTCTCTTACTAATTCCCCATGGATGTATTCTTCATCAGGCGGTTTCTACAATGAAGTTGCTACACAGTCATTACGATTTGATGATGGCAGTACTGCTTATTTAACTAGAACTCCATCAAGTGCAGGAAATAGAAAAACGTGGACTATGAGTTTTTGGATAAAATTTTCAAGTATAAAAGCTCAAACACTATTTGCTACAAGAACAGACACAGCTCCTTATGGTGAAATACGTTTTGAATCTGATGGTGGGTTTTTCTTTTATGGTTACACAGGTTCAGCTTATCAATACAGATTTGATACAACACAACTATTTAGAGATACTTCTGCTTGGTATCATTTCGTTTTTGCTATGGATACCACACAATCTACAGAAAGTAATCGCACTAAAATATATGTAAATGGTTCGCAAATAACTGCTTTTGACAATGAAACTTACCCAACACAAAATGTAGACACAAACTTAAACACAACAGTAGAACATGATATTGGTTATGATGTTAATTCTTCAGTTCAAGCCTTTGATGGCTATATGGCTGAATATAATTTTATAGATGGTTCAGCACTAGACCCTACATCATTTGGCGAAACAAAAAATGGTGTATGGATACCCAAAGAATATACTGGCTCATATGGCACTAATGGTTTTAGATTGCAATTCAATCAAACTGG